GCCTTTTATACAGATTCTCCGAGCCCAGCTTCCGGCCCAGCTTCCGGGCCAGCTTCTGGATCAGCTTCCGGATCAGCTTCCGATCGTATACTTCGGTACACTTGACTCATTTTTATTATTGTCATTTTATACCAAATGCAATCCAATTCGAATGTCAGGAGACCGAGCTCGTCACGCACGACTGGGTCGAATACCAACATCAGCAACATCAACGACGCAATCACCGGTTACAGGTCGAACACCAATACAAGCAAAATGAACTCGTCGCAATACCGAAACCACCTCAAAGGCTACGCCAAGAGAAAACAAATCGAAATGGCAGCTCGTTCGATGCATGGGAATAAAGCGAATGACATTCGCGAGACATACGGCTTGAACGTGTATCGTTCGGCACTGACCAAGGCGTTTCGAGATAGTATCACCACCAAACACTTCGTGTTGAAATTTCCGTTCGCCGGAAAGAACATCGACCATGCGCGGATCGAGCGTCTAACAGGCTTGTTGCAACGCGGTGCAGACCCAACGGGCCCGATGCTCTCGTACCTCTTCCGATCGCGAAATATGAAGTTTATCGAACTCGTGATCAAGTCTTTCCTGAAGTATCATGATATCAATGCAAGGTTCAACACTGATTTTTCTGGTTCTTCCGTTCGGTCAGGTCACGATCGTCGCTTAAGCTTCCCCACCACTTTGCTGGACTGTGCAGTTAGACACGTCAACCCCCAGGCTGTCAAACTTCTATTAGAACTTGGTGCGAACCCCAACGCTTCGAAACGGGGCCACGCTCTCAACAACCTCCTTGTCTCCGACCCTGGGTCCCAAGACATGGTGGAAACGCTAGCATCCAGCTATACTGCTTCAAACGTAACGGCAGATAATATCGTGGAATTGCTGTTGTTGTTTCGGAGACGTGGAGTCGCTGTCACTGACGAGTATGGAAACAACGCATTGGATAGAATCCTCGAGAGACGCGGTTACGTACTGGATAAGGTAACCGTGCATTACCTTGATAAGAACAACATGGACCTCTCCATCCGAGTCATGAGAGACCTGCGCCTGTTTCCTGCAAGGCCAATGCCTATCTCGCGTGCCATTACACCTGCAGACGTTCCAGCAGGTATCTCATGGAGAATAAAGAAAGAGCTATTTTCAGAGTTTGTCGTCAGGATCCTCGCCGGGAAACCGCGCCCGAAATCACTCTTAGGGGGTGCGTTGAAGTCACTGTATCGGGTTTACAACTTGCAAGCGACGGTCAACAGCATAAGGTTAAGGACGTCCAGCCTTGCCGCACACCTTGAATATTTCCGTATCTTACTGGACGCCGGCGCCGACCCGAACGAACGAGATGAGGATGGCAACACCATTCTCCACACCATTGCCGGGAGCGATCTTCTTGAGCAGTCGTTATCGTTCCGTCGTCGAAACGAAACGGAATACCTGGATAAAGCGCACAAGCAGCTGTTCGCAACGCTGATTGACGAGTATTCAGCAAATCCGTTCATAAAGAACAGACAAGGACAAACGGCACTTGATCTATTGGAGATTACCGTATTGGAGAAAAACTTGGCGGGAAAGCGTGGACCCATGCTGAATACAGTACGCGAGTCACGGACATACAAGTACCTCGCTGACTCAACAGACCGAATCCAGAGACGCGCGGCCAAGCGCAACGTTCTGAATGCGTACGGTTTAAACCGCAACATGCAACAAGAAGTCCTGAAGAAGGCAAAGCTGACGAATATGTCGAGTACCCACCCGGAGAGCGGACTCCGCGCCGTCAGCACACGTCTCGGACTGACCCCGAACCAGAACAAGGGGAAATCGAAACGGCAACGGCAAATTGATTTTGACAGGACAGTGTCGACACTACAACGCATGGGTAAACTCTGATATTTCGCCAGCGATGACGTGCATGAAAAGGTCTCGTTTTGTTTTGGCGGGGGACTCAAATGATTCGTGCACGTGTCAATGTCAAAGTACGAACGCATTGCACTCCGATTCTTCCAGTCGAGAAACTTGCCCCTCGTCTCACACAATAAGACCCTAAGCGGCTCGTGGTACAGGCCCGACTTTGTGTTTAAGCAGGGGGGCGTGGCGGTCGTCGTGGAGTGTGACGAGAACAGGCACGAGTCGTATGATCGAGTCAAGGAGGCGCGACGGGAGGATGTCATTATGACGCACCTGCGCGAGTCTGGGTTCAAGACCTACTTGGTCCGCTACGACCCCGCCCCGGCAGGGGTGAGATCCTGTGTCCGGGCGGCCGAAGTCTCGGATCTCGTGTACCGCTTGTTACACGGGATGAATATCAAGCACCTCATTTGGAGAGAGTACGTGGCAGTCGACTCCGAAGCGAGAATCACCTTGTACTAACGGTTCTGAACCTGGAAGCCGGAGACAGTGTTCCGCCCCCTGCCGATAAGGATAAGTTTTCCCTCCTTTCCGGACGCATTGCCATAATACACGTTCTCATATAAGCCCTTCCCATTGTTAAAGTCGTTATACACCGTCAGCTTGACGTTGCGACCGATGCGTGCAAAGTCCATGATGTCGTTGAAGCCATAGGTCTTGTCGGCTTTGTTCCCGGTCTTGTTCTTCAGGTTCCAAATGGCCAGCGGGGCGTTCATGCTTCCGTCCCGGTCAATGCACCACTCGCCTCTGTTCTCAGGGACTTTGCCGCTTTTACTCCAATCTTCGCTGTCGTAGAAGTACACGCAATTCTGGTTCGTATCCGCCTGTGCGGCTCCGGGGACCTCCACCTCCGCACCGTCCCAGTCCTGAAGAATGGTGGCGCGTGCCTTGTTGAGATCATCTTTGCCGTTGGTTGCATCCCATGCGCCCCCCTTGGCAATACACTTCTTCCTCTGGTCTCCGATACACCAGTCACGACTCTTCCCCTTCTTCCCATCGCATGCCTTATGGGCGGTGACGTAACAGTTCTCCTGCGTATCGGCTGTCTCGACCGATGGCGGGTTCGTGGTCTCACCACCACCACCGTTTGAGTTCATCAAGACAAATCCAACAGAGCACAGGAGGAAAAGCCCTCCCGCCCCCATCACCATCATCATCATCATCATCATCATTGGATTCATGGTTGCGAAAGAATTGGGGGTGTCTGAACTAAACTTACAAAATATTATCAGTGGGGACTCGGGTCTCTCAGCATTTCCAACGGTTCTCGCAGTCGAGGCAGGTCACAAAGGTGGTCATAGGCTCATCGGCTGATCTCGTCTGGAGTTGATAATATTCCGTACACTTTGATTTGCACTTCCGGCACTGGAAGGCACCCTCCACCTTTTTCCCGGAATTTCTACTCTCGCGACGTAGGGCTTTCATCGCAACCTCCTCCATGACGGGTACCCACAGTTCTGGAAACATATCGTACGGCATGGCGGAAGCGAGCCAGAGGTACGAGATCTCCCCCCGCTTGAGGCGCTCAAATAGCCTTGGGTTGTTTGGGTGCAGGAGGTTGAACTTGATAGACATGACTTTCTGGATATACCGATCCCGAAAGCCAGCAAATTCCCACGTGAGCGGGACCTTATCTTCCCGCGCCTTGCGCAGTACCTCGTTGTATATAGACCGTTCCAACCGCGTCGAGTTTGCTTGTCCGCCGTCGGACTGGTCGGCAAAGAGATGTTTCCGCAAAAACTCTCGTGCCGTGTCCCGTTGCTTCTCCCCAGGTGCGGCCATCTACAGTGTAGAGCGTATACGTGAGCAACGAACATTTGCGGAGCGAACATTTCGCGAACATATACCGAACCTCAAAGGTTTGTAGAGAATATCTTGTGTGGCTGCGATGACAATTATATTGCCCGTAGAAAAGCACATGGGAACCAAAAACGCGGGAAAATCCCAAGACAAGATAGTGGCCACCACCTCCTCACCGGTGTGCAAGCGGAACGTCTTCTCCAGACCCGAGGGGATCCCAAGGTCGAATTGCTACGCATATGCCCTCCAACTCGGGCGGGGTGATGGGCCATATTACAAGTTGCAACCCGGAGATCTCTCAACAAAGAAGTCGTTCGGGTTGACGTCGTGTGCGGGCGTGAGACAACGGACCCTCGACGACCTGGCGTTTGTTGGCGGGTATGAGGAAAAGGTGCACGTCACATGCAAGCGGGGGTACTACAAGATAGCCCTCATCCTCAGTCCAGAGATGGACTACCATTACCTTCTGCTCCATAAGGATATCGTGTATGTTGCCGAGCGTGGGGATACACGCGCATCCATCGCCAAAAAGTTCAGTGTCCCTGTCTCCAATGTGGAGCAGAAGGCAACCTACGCGACCGGGACATCCGTCTACGTCAAAGGCGCCAATGTGTGGTCTCACAAGAGAGGTGCAGCCTATGCTCCAACGTTGGTTGACAGCGCCAACAAAATCATCAAAGACCCCCGCAAGGCCACCTTCGACTATGGCGTGCTCAATTATAGCACCTTTTGCACCACCTTCTGCGTCAAGAAGAGGCCCGATTACGAACCGTGCACGGTCACCAATAAGACGTGCCGGAGGGATAAGGTGAAACGATTGACCGTGACCAGCGTGAATGCCCAAACTGCAGAGACGGTCAATAACGTCATCAAACAGTTGAAGAACCGCGTATCCTCCAATCTGTCAACCGGCACGTCCACGAACAACGTTGGCAATACAGCAACCTCCAAACACCGGAAATTATAATCGCTGCCATAGAAAAGAGATGAAACTTACCAGGCCAGTTGCCGTTGGACTCGCGTCCATTTTCTGTTGTCTCCTGGTCCTCTGTATCCATTTTCTAGTGAAATCGAGGGTCCAGCAACAGGAACTGGAAGACCGGCAGCAACAGGAAATGGAAGCCATGGCGATAGCCCAAGCAACCTTGCCCCCGGCGACCACGGCAGCACCCAAGGCTCCCGACGACGATGAAATTGACCTCAAAAACATTCGGGTCGGTGGCATGACCGTGCTCTACCCGCGCGTCCCGCTCATGGAATTTAGATACGACCCAAGGCGGTGGGAATTGGTCCCTGGCGCCATCATCCCTGGCATGGAGGGGCGCCGGATCGAGGACGCGACCCACGTCATCACAACGACCTACCCTGGCGTCACTGTCCGGGTGGTGCCACATACCGATCCGCTCGGTCTCGAGGTGCGACGCGACCGCGTGACGCTCAGTGTGGACCTGTACACCAAACGCGTGATTGTCGCACGCATCGGTTAACCCAAGTTGCGAAAAAAGGACGAAAAGCTTTTCAATGTGTATCACAGGCGACACGCTTGTGATACCCATTGCTTCACTGATCTTCATCACCATGGACTCGTCAACGGACTCGTTAAGCTACGTCATGTACCTCCAGGAGCCTTACGCTGCAGGTATCCTCCCAATTGCCTTTCATAAGGGAAAGGTATTCTTTCTGGTGGGTGACGATATCAGGGGAACAGGCTTTGCCGACTTTGGGGGCAAGGCTGAGAAGAAGGTTGACCGGTCCATCTCACTCGTGACAGCGAGTCGAGAGTTTTATGAGGAGACGTTGGGCCTATCCATTGGCTACAACGAGATTAGGGCCCGACTCGAGCCCAGTACCTCTATCCTGGTCGAGGGGAGTACACAGAACAAGAACATATACCATATGTTCATCACAGAGATTCCTTGGGACCCAACGTTGCCGCGCAACGTCAGGCGAAGTATTCAGTACTTGAGAAGCCGCGGGGTCGGTCGAATTCATGTCGAGAAGAAGAGCGTACAGTGGGTCACGTTTGAGGAGTTGATAAAAATGAACAAGCGACCAGTCTTTGAATCAACGCTCCTCCAGAACTCGCGAATCATTTACCAAATAGGTCGATGCCCTGCTGAAAAGTGGAGCGATCTGTGTCTCGCCTACGCTCGAAAAACGGAAATGTTCGCGACACCGAGGATTTGCAAATAAAACCTTGCCTCATTCAAAGAGCTGTGAGGTTCCATGAATGACGAGCGAATCATGCGAGACGCACGGCTTGTGCTCTCGAACAAGTTTTTGCAGAGTCTTATGGCCTACCACACCGGCCTCTTCGTCATCTTTGCGTTGATATATCTGTTCGTGATAGACTTTAACAAACACTTCCACGTAGAGGGGGATGCCCCAGCAAGTCTCTCGCTGATCTCCTACTTTACGCTCTTAAGTCAGACAACTGTCATGACGGAGATCACACCCAAGACTTCCCTTGGCCGTTCCCTTGTGGCGACGCACATCTTCTTCTCATGGTTCATCATCATCCTGAGTATGACACCGATTGGGGAGAACATTGCCGGAATGGGATTGAACTCAAACTACTAGAGCTCCGCGTGAAATCGACACAATTAAAATCAAATCACCATAAAAAGGGCCATGGATATTGAATTGCAGCACAGTGGCGAACAAAAGACGCTCGATATGGGAGGGGGGGCGAACAAATCGACACCCGGCTTCACCCTTGAGAAACCTGGTCCGAACTATAGGCCGCTAGCGAATAGGTCGGCGCCGATGGCTCCACCACCCGCACGTCCACCCCCACCCGTTCTCAACGCAGAGCGTCCTCCAAAGGTCAGCGAGGTGAACCAGGCGCTCGAAGACTTTGCCAATCCCCAACATATCAGGACACAAGAAGAAGACGGAGACGACAGCGAGGATGGCTTCTCCGAGGGGGATAGCGACGATGATGACGATATGGACGATTCCAAGACTCTCTCCGAGTATGCGCCGGAGCACGTCGAAGACTACCTCAGACCGTCTCCGGGCTACAACACACTGGACGAGGAATCCTCGGCCCTGCTCTTCAAACTCCACAGGGCGAAGAAAGCGGGCATGCCCCTCCCGTCCCTGACCATCAACAGTGATATCAGGGAGTTGCGCTCGACGGTCGCCAGGGTCGAAGAGGAGATTTCGCTTGATTCATCCATCAAGTTTCAACGAAAGATGGTCTGTCTCCTGACCAGTTCGCTTGAGTGGATGAGTAATAAGTACTCCCCCTTCGGCGAAGACTTGGAGGGATGGTCGGAGAACGTGGCGTCGGGAATCAGCGACTACGACACGATCTTCACAGAATTGTTCTACAAGTACCGCAGTAGCCTTAAGGTAGGACCGGAGGTCCGCTTGATCTTTGCGCTGGCGGGGTCAATGTTCTGGTTCAATTTGACGAAAACCATGAGTAAGCGCGTGGCGGCCAGTGCCGCCAACCCCGGTGCGCCAGGGGGGCTGGATTTAGGGAGCATGCTCGGCGCCATGATGGGTGGCGGAGTAGGCAAGCCACCACCCCCGCGTCAAGCCCCTGCCGCTGGTGCAGGCGGTCCACCCCAAACCGCGCCGGCACCGGCCACCAATACGAACGCCGGTGTGTCCAGACCACCGGGCGAGTTCACGAGGAGACCGATGAAGGGACCGGGCACCACCATCGGAAACCTCTTCGGTCAGGACGGTCCACCGCAACCGGCTGCCCCGCCAATCATGTCCGAGGAGAGTTTGTTCCCGGGCGGTGCGCCACCAGTCTTTGAACCCATGGGCCCACCCACAATGAGTGCCAAGGTCGGTGGACGCAAGCGATCACGCGACGATTCCGAGTCGGACAGGCTCTCAGATATTGTATCAGACTCCGGGTCAGATACCTCAAGCGACTCTGGTGGGTCATCGTCCGCATCCGAGACGGACTCGGACACCACAAAGGGGGGGAGTATCCGCGTGTCCACCGTCCCGGTAGGACGCGGACGCGGACGCGGACGCGGCAGGGGTGGTGGCAGGGGTGGAGCGACGAAAAACGTGTTGAATTTGTGAGTTATTTTTATTATCTCGTGAGAAGTAAGTAAGAGTAAGGATGTTCGAATCCCTCAAATTTGCGCCCCTGGACGAAGTGTGGAGTCCGAGAGGAATCTCCGCGACGATCGAGAATCCGTACAAGCCCAGGGAAGAAGTCGTTGAGAAGGTGACCCCGGTTATTGAGGACGCATGTCATCGGTACCTCGAGGACGTCTACGACAGCCAGGGCGTGCGCGGACTCTTAAAAGTTCTCGATCCATACATGGTTCGGGATATCCAAGCCCTTGCCCACCCGGTTCAGAGATCCGACAAGTCCCACCGTAACGAGACGTTCTCCCTCTCGCTCGACGAACTCATCCTGATCGCCTTTGGCATTTTTGCCATCATCCTCGCCACCGAGTGATGCAAGCGCATAGAGATAGTGTTTCTTACACAATTCAAATGCTGTACCTTTGAATTGTTTGTGGCAACAGTCGGTCGATTACAGTCGTTCGTCCCAAGGGTTGATCCCTTTCTGTTCCCGCAGCGTCATCTGGATAGATGTCTTGAACCCCGTATCCTGGACCACATGCTGTTTCGTCGTTGCGTAGATATTGATCACTCCTTTCCGTGCAAACTCGCCGAGGAGGGCATCAACCTGCTTTCCAATCGTATACATTTCGGGCTGTTTGAGGATCTTTTCCGCCCCGGCCCGAGTGATGAGGTACCCGTGCAATCCGAAGAACTTCCGGACACGTGCCACGCCACACGATGTTCTCTTGCACTTGTTGCAGAAGTAGCCCAGGAGCAAGATATCGGTGTTTTCTGGAATGAGGATGTTGTCTAAAACATGGCCAATGTCGTCAGCGATGATGCTGTCATCCTCGAATACTAGAGCTGCCGGGGAATCGCTCTCGAGAAGTCGTTCCCATACGCCCCTGTGCGAGAGGAAACACCCGACTGCACCGCGTGTCAGTTCGTAGTGTAATGTCCTGTACTGCCGGCGCTCACTCTGCAGGATCTGGCGAAGGGCCTTTGTGGTCACGTGCTTTGAAATATTGACTCGTTTCCCGTCAACTGCCTCGAATCTAATTGGCGAATGTTCACCGTAGAGGTCGGTGGCCTTGTATCGCCGCATCCACGCGCCAAGGCGGTCAGTTGCTCGGTCCATGTTGATAAAGTGGACATCAAACGGTGGCACCCCCCACAGTTTGCACGCAGCAATGTGCCGTCTCTGAATCACCGTCAAGAAGACTGCAGAGATGCACATTGACAGGAGAACCGACCAGATCAGTGTGTGTATTCTCGAGGTGTGCATCGGGAATCAAGGCACTTGTGAATATTGGTATGAAAATATTCCTGACACTTCTAAGGAACCACCATGGCAACAGCCGAGTCCAAGCCGGGTACAGGATCAGTTCTCCAACTTCATGCCCTCGGCCCTCAGGATGAACTAATGTATGACTTATCCGGTGGAGGCTCCAACCCCTTCACCAAAGATGTCTTCGTGAAATCAACGCAGGGGGCTATTGAACAGAAAGAGGAACCCTTTCGAGAGTTCAAACTCGGCCGCACGAATAGAATCACACTCGAGAGACGGGGGGATATGCTCTCAAGTGTGACTCTGGAGATCAAACTTCCCGCATTGAGCGATGCGGGGATCAACGACTATTGGAAGGAGTCAATCGGCTATGTCCTCCTGAAGAAGCTGAGATTGTTCCTCAATGACGTTGAGCTGGAGTCGTCCGAGCGACTGTACTACGACATTTACGACAACCTCTTCCTTCCGGAGAGCATTCGGAGCGGAATGGTGAATATGATCGGCACAAGCGAACTCCGCTTATCACAAGCGCATACCATTTTGGTTCCACTCAAGCAGTTCCACTGCAAGCGCCATGGGCAGCGGCAGGTGTACCTCCCCCTGCTCGGTTCGTTTCATGGGTCAACGCTGGCCATGGAGTTCGACACTGAATCCTTCGCAAACTGTGTCACAACGTACTCCGGGACACAGGAAGTGACCGAACTCGAGTGCAATTTGATTGTGGACTACATTTTCCTCTCCAATTATGAGCGGGAGCGTTTGGTAAATAAACCGTACCCCGTCCTGATCGAAACAGTGCAGGATGTTGAAGGGTACTCGTTTAAAGAGGTACAGAGTACGTTGGGGGACACATACATCGCAACCGACACGGTAAGCATCGACATGTCAGAAATCAACTACCCGGTCAAGTTCATCACGTTTGTGGCCTATTCGACAAACGATGTGGTGAATAAGAACTACTTCACGTACAGCGACATCATCGAAACCGCGACACTGCGCTTCGATAACCAGGATCGAACCGAGGACTTTGGGGCCAAGTACTACAACCTAGTCGAGCCCTTCTACAGATCAACGAGGTGCAAAGACGACAACATCCATATGTACAGTTTCGCTTTGCACCCTCACGACATGCAACCCTCCGGCCACTTCACCTTTAGAAACATCCGGAGACCGACGCTTCACATCAAACTGAAAGAAAAGAGGAAGGACATTGTGATAAAATGCTTCATTGTCGGTTACCGCTGGATCACCTTTTCCCACGGCCAGGCCCAAGTTCTCTTCCTATAGTTTGAAGTCGGACTGGGTATCACTTGGTGCCATTTGTAAAAGAAACTCTACCGAACGATGCTTTCAACGTTTGAAAAGATCGTTCTATGCGCCTCCGCGGTCGCGATCATTTTAGGGAGTGTTCTCGCAAATATAGCGGCTGACGAAGTAAGTGACGATGCCACGAACCTTTACACTGCATTCATGACAAAGCCAAAGGGGCAAAAAAGACCAAGCGGGACAATCACAATTGAAGAGATTGACTGAGTTGCGTTTGTTTTCAGAAATCAAATTGTTGTTCTTCTAGCACATGTAACCATGGATATTGTCCACCGCCCAGAAGTCAGACGTTCCAAGAGAAAACTCAAGGTCCCGACAATCTCCCCCCCGATCAGCGAGGGTCATTGGGCAGACCAAGACAGTGATGAAGACCCGTCATATATTCCTCCACCAACCTCATCGGACGATGACATATCGCTCGAGCCTGAGAGTGACGAGGAGCACGTCTCTTCGGAACTCGAATCGGACATTGAGACGACGGAGACCGAGGATAGTCTTGACTCTGACGACTCATCGTTCATGTGCATCAACTGACGCTAGTGAGACTTGGCCATTCGTCACTGTGTTGTCTAGAAGGTATTGTCTAGAAGAAATATCTTCTTGTACAGATAAAAGATAAATATATAAACAGCAAAACTCGTGATGGTACCAGTAATGCGCGTGGGAAGCCGTGCTCAAGTGTGGCACGGAACCGCCCTGATGACCAGGGGGGGGCTCAGGAAGAAGGATCTTGTGGCCAAGGTTCGGGCCGACGGAAGCATCCGGATCAGGTCAAAGGCTGCGAGTGTGGCAGCCAAACTGCGCTGGAATTCCGATGCCGGACTGCGTTCCAGCTTCGCACCATTTACGTTCAGGAAGGGGGCCACGACCAGGAAACGGACCACCAGGAGGAGGCCACGGGTCGTCAAGCGTCGTCGGGTTTGATTTTTTTTTCCACACACATTCATAACACCCACCATGAACACGACCCTCCCCGCAACCCTCCAGGCGACCCTCCCCGCAACCCTCCAGGCGACCCTCCCCGCAACCCTTGCAACGTCCCTCCCGAGCACTTCCCTCCTGGCGACCGGTGCACCCACGGGCGCGCCAGTCAAGTTGGGGGATGAACAACGGATGGGTATGAGCACCGTAGAGAAAATCACGATCGCTATTGCCATCGCGGTTTGCATTGTCCTCACGGGGTTGATTGCCACCGTGTCGTCCAGGAGAGGCATGTAACTGGTAACTACCTGCTCGCTTGTGGAATGTTCCGTGTATCTAGCGTATACAGTCTAAATATCAGCACATGGTTCAGCGCACCAGTATCGTACTCTTTGCCAGAATCCCGTTCAAGTTTGATCGTGATTCCTGAGAGCTTGCTTTTAATCACCGAGAAGAAGTTTGTGGGGAAAGGCTGAAATTCTGGAGGTGAGGTGGTATGCAGAATGCCCACGCCAGGGTCACACGTCACATCAAAGCCTGGTTCGTGGATGTCCGTGCACCTGATGAGGATATACTTTGTACTCCCTGTGAGGTCAACGATTCCATCCGGTGTATACGACGAGGAAGAGGATGAGATCGTGTAGGAATCAGACGTAATGCCCAGGACACGCTTCAGCGTGCTTTTGGTGGGGAACACTTTGAAATCAGCCCCCGCAGACAAGGTCAGTTTCTGCGTGCTGCTACTATAGGCCACAGACATCCCGTCACCGTGTGAGGTACACTGCGTATTGATCGCTGATACGAGGGAGGAGGATGTATACGTGCCGGGGTCGAGCGTCACGGTTCGAACCGCCCCTGACCCAACCTGGTAGACAAACGTGTTCCGGTCACTTGTGACGTTTGGTTCAGTGAGTGGAATGCGCGCGTCCACCAATTCCAGACCCACCACGTTCGTAAATGTCTTCCCAAAGTCGATCCTATAGTGTGAGGTTTTTGGATAGTTTACCAGATCCCTGTGCATGGGGTCGATTCGGAGTAGGCGACTGACAACTTGGTTTTTTCCAGGAGTTTGCATTGCGTTTACATGAGCCAAGAGACTTTTCAGCGCAAAAAACACGTCTTCGTCGAAAACAGGCTCGTAAATAGGCAAATCATCCGCTCTGCAACGAATACAAGTTGGGGGTAGTACGGCACCTCCCAAAGCGCCATCTTCCGCTCCACGGGCATCTTTGCGATGTTCTTTCCCCTTGTCTCGTAGTCGGAGTCTCGCCAGAGGATTCCTTTGAGTAACGAATCTGTCCGAACCCGGAAGTCGAAGTAGGCCATCAGCTTGCAATACTCCACCATAAACTGGGGCTTTGAAAGCCAGTAGTTTGCGTAGAAACTCTTGATCGACTCGTGGAGTAGTATGTTATCGTTCGTGAACCCGATACTCTTCCATGCAGCCAACCAACACTGCGTAAACCCCGGGTGCCACCGCTCTGCTGCGACCACGAGCGGGTCTCCGCGGTACAAGAGTCCAATCACGTCGGAGCCGTTCGACTTGGCATTCTCACAGATCTCTTGCATGCGGTGCACGAGCGGTTGCTTCGTCGACGCGCTATATGCTATCGTGCCAACGTAGTCCATATCCTTCCACTCGTCATAATGCTCCATTAGGTAAGAGACGTACATCACGTTCTCCAGCCAGATTGTCTGCGGTAGGATTATTGTTTTTGCCCACGGGAACGCGCCGTACTCCTCGTGTGCCTTGGCGAGCGTTTCTTCATTGTGTGCGAGGACGTAGACTAGGACCTTGACCTGTTCCATGGCTATTGGAGTCTGTGAGAAGATATTTTGGATATTTTACACACGCTCACCAGTTGACACCCGGACAGTCCTCTGCCTCCATTTCCCTACCGAGCGTTTGCGACAGTTTGCTAAAGTCGGGCGGACCCCCGCCACCCGGCAAGGTGAAGAACGCTCTGTTTTCCGTCCGGTCCCGCAGGATGTCGTCCATATCCTTGACGACGCCTATATTTGCGTACGCGTCCGACTCTTCGACCTGATCATAGCAAGGCTCTTTCGGGTCGCTCAACTCGACCACTGGGTTGTTCATGTACGGGTTTTTTACCGATGGCTTTCGACAAGTCTGACCATTCACCATCCTCGACTTGAGGGCCGCCATAGAACTCGAACTCCGCGCATGTAAAAAGGTGGCGAGGAGGAGGATGCCTCCGCCGTACATCAAGGGAATCGGACTCTTCTTGTAGATTGCGAGGATCACGGCAGCATAGATGCAGAACCGCGCAATGGCGTTCACGCGCGCATTACCGTCACTTTTCGGCTTCATTGGGAAAAAGTCGAAGGCATCTCTCCAAAGGATGCTGACGTCATCGACCCAGAGTGGGACGTTCTCATGTCGAGAGCAGGGCATGGTGTGCAATGGTACGTTAGATTAAACAACAAAATAAACCCGGCCAAATCAGTAACAGTACGGGTCCCCCATAGTGGGGTCGTCGGCACTGCACGGCTTATGACCCGAGAACACGGTCTTGACACGATGTTCGTACCGTTCCAGTCGCTGTTTGACTTCCTTAATCTCTTTCTCAACAACGTCCCTGGCGTCCTGGCATCTGTTGAACTCCTCCATCTTGGACTGTCTCAGAAACTCATTAGACTGTAAACGGATCTTCTCCCTGGTCTGTTGCAGGAAGTCGAATTCACACACTATCCTGTGATACGTGTCAATATAGCCGTTGTGTCTATCCATTAGTTCGCAAGTCGCCAGTTCCTCGAACCATGTGATTCTGTCGTATTCAAACATAATATACTCGGCGAACTTGCGCGGGCGAACTTTACGTGGGCGAACTTTACGTGTGCGAACTATGCACGGGCGAACTTTGCTCAATATAGTAATGATTCAATGTTCTTAGCGTTTACAGTCCATCATCATTTGCAAAAGTACCAACCGGGCGGCGCGTTTCCTTGAACCGCAGTCCCACGAACACATCTTCATCAATTTCCATCCCGTCTTCGACAATCGTCATTCGCCTCGTCGTGATGCCGTAGCGCAGCAAAGTACCTTGTACCGAGTCGAAGACTCCCTTGTCCTCTAAGTTGTTCTCAGTCACGTAGTTCTTGAGCACGATCTTGAACTTTCGCACGCTTATCATCGCGTCGGGTTCCAGGACGATATGTGACGAGCGCATAAAGGCGTCTACGACGGAGAGCGTAGACATGGCGGCATCGCTCGCGGTGCGGAACTCCTCGGGCAAGACCTCCCAGATATTTTCGTTCCCGTGCATACCCACAGCCTCGAGGTAGGCCTTGTTAACTTTCACGAGAAACCATGGTAGTTCCTCGATCAGCCGTTTGCCGAGGGAAGCGTCCGTCTTCTCAATTTTCTTATCGAATCGGAAAATGATGAGTCGCCTTTTTATACTCCCAGAGTTATCGCGCCATTTGGGCAAGACGTTTCCCGCCATAAAACCTGGCACAGTGAATTTCGTTTGGTACGGAGTTTGGAACTTGACACTGACTTGGATCGACTCTCCACTGATCATGCTCTGAAATTGGGCCTGTTCGAGGGCAAGGTTTTCCTTCGTCTCCGGTGCAATCCATATGAAGTTGTCGATAATGGAACCGACGACCCATTGCGCTTCGCAGTTGTTGGATATGACGCCAACATCCCCCCTGTCGTACAAGTTTCCAATAAGTAGGTCGGTGATCGTGCTCTTACCGCTTCCAGCGATTCCGAGAAGGTAGGGAATACATTGCCACCCATCCAACAGGCCGATGGGGTAGAGCATGCGTCCAGCAAAGACGTTGAACCAGTTCCGCTCATTGACATTAAAGCCCTGGTCCAGGAAGATCTTGTCGGCGTTGGGGGTTTTTATGTCCTTCCAGTTGGTGTGAAAGATGTCCGGCGCATCGCAATCAAAGTACCGGGCGGAGATCAGGTTGTCCGGCAATCTGTCGGTATCCACGCCAAACTTATAGAAGCGGTCCTCTTGACAGGAGTAAACCCCGTTCCGGAATGAGAAGTGAGTCCGACTTCGTTCAAGCCGCGGTAGTTGGAAGTCCGTGCAGTCCGTCAAGTGTTCCGTGATGGTCTTGGGCGTGTTGGCCTTGCTGGTGAGTTGTAGAAAGGCGTCCAGTTGAACTTCCTTTTTGCACTCGTCATGGACGAAGGCTTTGATCGTGCATACGCGGCGGTATGCGTGGGTATTGTAGTTATCAACGATGATGGGCTCAAAGAGCGAGTCTCCAAACTTCTTGAACCGCCGTTCCATGCAGACGTCGAGCAGGTACAAGATCAGTTTCTGAGCGTCGCTCAGCTTCTCGTCCATCCACCGGAACCGGATGGCGAGGGACCCAAGACGTTCCTCGATCTCGTCATCGACTTCATAGTTGTCGTGAATGGCAATCTTAGCCCGGTAACTGGCCATGACGATCCGTTTGGCGTAGAAGATGCACTCGCTCACCTTTCTTATCTTGTGCACGATGCCCTGGTCCTCGAGCATATCCAACTCCTTCATCCGCCCGTAGAGCGTAACCGCTTCGAGTTCCTTGATATGGATACTATTCTCGAGTTTCCGAAGTCCATACGACCCCTGGTCGTCATGCTCGAGGTCATCCGCTTGGTCCCGGTCAAAGTTCTTGAATGCTGCGTCCAGGAACTGGTTGAAGGATGTGGGCGGGGTCTCGATCATCCAAGCGCGCACCAGATCATCCAACAGGTTCAGGAGCTCATCTTCCCTCATCTCGAGGATATGGTTCGCAGTCTCCTCCGCTTCCTCCGCGACCGCGGCTTCTTCCGCCGATCTTTCTTCCGAATCATTCGCGTCTCTCGAACGTTTCCTGCTGACCATACCCGCGGAAAATGACAGATATTGTTTTCCGTCTGGACTGTACTACCCTGTCTCAGATAATGTCTTTCGTCAAATCTCCCTACTTCCCAGCGATCATCTGTCTTCTCGTGATTGGGATTGTGATCTTCATGCTCTTCCGCGACGTGAACAGTATGAAGGGGACAATGACCGACCTGGTGACGCAGCACAACAACGCCCAGAAGGCTCTGGAAACCCATGGTGGACAAATCAAACGCCTGCAGGAGGTTGGTCTCATGGACGATGAGGATGATATGGAGTATGAAGACGATGGAGAGTTTGGCGAGGAGTACGACCACCACCACCAGAGTTCCCTGCCGACAATTAAGGAAGAGGAGTTGTGCAGCGACCCCGGACCCTCCAAACGATCGAAGGATATCTAGTGTTCTACCAGTGTAACTCTACCATTACCAACTCTACCATGATGCCTGGGCATCACGATAACCGGTGACTGTGTTGAACCGTACCTCGCCACCTAGCGAACAAATGTCGAGCGTGGCGACCTCATCCAGAGTGCGCCCGTCTCTACATAAACTTGGGGCTGCGTAAATTGGGGTCAGATTTAATCTTATAACACAATATCACGAACAATGTCTACCGACCCAATGTCAGCCACCGATGCAATTCAGACCCCAGTCGCGAACCATGCCAACTCGGAGGAGAGCGCCACTGCCCCACCACCTGCCCCCGTGAAGAGGAAGAGGGCCAGTGCGCCGATCCCAACCAAGGTCCAGAAGCGACTTGATTCGTTGCTCGCCAAGGTTGAAAAGTTGACCAAGGAGAACAAGGTCCTGAAGGAGGAGAGGAAGACTGTTCGCGCCGCCAATTCCAGGATTCACAGGATTCCAAAGTCGAAGTAACATGTAACGAAATATTTTCAAATCATAATACACAGTCATACCTCACAACCTCATCAATGGGAGAGTACGAGTTGATGGGTCCGGGCGTGACCAAGTACCACAGTTATGGACTTATCGTCCCCATCATTTGCGCCACCCTTCCCTTCTTCATTGCTCCATACTTTGAAGTTTTTGAACGGAAACATCACGTCTTTGCAGCCATCGCGATCGGTGCGACCATCATGGGTGTTGCTTACATTCTCATGCGCTACGTCCCCGGTCTCAAGGACGACCAGTACACGCTCAATAAAGCATTCCTTCTTGGGCTGCTTGTGAGCGAGATTATGGCATTTTCGTATCCAAGGGGAGAAGTGAAGGACCGGATGATCCCCGCACCGCTCCTGATCTTCTTCTTGTTTATGTACCTCTACGGCGTCTCTGAGGTGGAGCGCGTGGACTAAAACTGACTCAATTTCTTTCGTGCCGGAGGGGAGAGCGGTGGTGAGGATATGAGAACGCTCAAGGTTGGCGACCTCACGGCAAGGGATCGAGAACGGGTAAAGAAGAATCATGAAACGTACAAGATGATGTATAAACAGTGTATCGACCATATCAAGCGGCGTAACGAGATGGGAGCAACCTCGTCAACCTACTTCGTGAGCGAGATTGTGGTTGGTAGGCCCCTGTTCACGCATTCTCACGCCATTCGGTACATTCAGGAGAAACTCGAACGCGGCAAGTTTCACGTTGAGGTTGACCCGGTTTCAAAGCATTTAACGATCGACTGGGGGCAGGAGAAGGAGAAACAGATCCGTAAAAAGGCCCCGGAGGATCTCGGGATTGATATGAAGCGGTACAGGGAACAACGTCGGAAGCGTGCAAAGAAGGAGCAGAACGCGCAGCGTGTCGATCACTGGGTTTCCGAGTCTAGTATAGCGACGGGTTCAAAGAAGAAGGCAAAGGATAAGAAGAAAAAGGCCATGCCTATCACAGAGCCATTGAGTATGCGGATCTCAAGATTGAACGCGGCACTCTCCCTAAACAAGAAATGACTGCATGTTTTTTCACTCGAATACTTTCTCCCATGATGATACTTGATCCATCATGGCAGATTCCTTGACGGCACTCCTCATCGACGCGAAAAAAGAGTACGGTGCGAGACTCTGCGAAATTGTCTCTCCTCCCCTCGCACACTACATGCAAAGCCTTTTCCGCGCAGATGAAACCGTGAACAGGTATATCAGTTTCCAACGTCAACTGAGCCAGATCCCCTTTTGGAATACGTACATCATTCAGGAGAAGACGAGTGAAATCACGAGGAAGTTCCCCTACTTTGAAAACCTGATGGCTGCGTGCATTGTCAGCAACGTCAAAGTCTTGAGTAGTATCCGACTCTCTTCCGACAGACCTAATATCAAACTGAAACTGCCGGGGGTGGACGTCTTCGTTCACGAGTTGTACAAGCAGACAGCCCAAGCGCTCTACTATTACCCAACCTTGATGGACTGTGGCATCGATAAACTGAACGAAACCATCTTCGAGAGTATCGAGCGTGCTATCAGGCGCCTCATCCCGTTTGACGATATCCTGTCATCCTACCTCCAGGGGGGAGGCGGGGAGTCCAACTCTGTGCAGCAAGTTGAGGACAGTTCAAGCAGTGAATCCAGCAGTTCATCTGAGAGCGTCTCCTCGGATGATGACGTCGGCAACGGTCCCATCAACGTCCCGTGCGACGAGGACAGTGATGGTGACCAGGCACCACCACCCCAACCACATTTCCCCCAACCCCCGCCGTTCCAGGGGGTCCCCCCCACGGTCTCCCCATACCTGACCCATCCAATCGCACCACAACCAATCTCCCCGCTCCCCCCGCAACCGGCCCCATCACCAGTGGCGCCACCGCCGGGGGTAGAGCCTGAGAGAAAGTACCCTGCCCCACCCCCAGTACTTCAACCCCCAGTACTTCAACCTCTACAGGCAGTCCCTGGTCAGTTGGTTCCAAGCACTCGCGAGGCTTTCTAAGCCTGCGCTTTTTCCATCGAAATTTATTCTGCGTGTAATGGAAAACCATCATGAACAACTACCTCCTCGCGATCCTGATTGTGTTAGGGACGGCCGTTGCACTGAGTGCATACGAGTACACTGTTGATAAGGAGGGGAAGGTCGACCCGAAGAAGACGTTTGCCACAACCGTCCTTGCCGGAGGCATTGTGAGTGCTGCGATCATCTACTTTGGGTGCCAGTCGAAACCGAAAGTTTCGACAGAACCGTTTGTGATGGATGCGCCTCCCCCTCCCCAGGCGGCCGTCGCGCAGAGCGTGCCCATGCCCTTGACCTAAGTGCGCAAAAAACGCTACTTTAAATTCGTTTTTAACAGTACAGTAAAGCATGTTTATCATCCTTGCTCGAGACAACCAGGACGGGATTGGTCTCGAGGAGAGAATCCCTTGGTGGTGCCCGGACGACACCAACCTCTTCCGAGTGGTGACGACGCATACCAACGATACCGCGAACCCCTACAAGAAGAACCTCGTGATCGCAGGCCATGTCACACGCAAAAGCATGCCCCAGGAACTGAACAATCGCGTCTTGGTCACGCAGGATCGGTGTGGCGGGTATACCCTGCCAGATGGTGTGACCGAAGCCGACATTGATCAGAAGTTCCTCGTCGGAGGAAAACGGGCGATCCGATCATACCTCGCCACGAATCCGCTCCCCGACTCGATTGTCCTGGTCCGTATCGACGGGTCATACGGTTGCGATGTCAGTGTGTCAGACACTGACCTGCATCTCGACAAGTACAGACTGTTTGCCGAAAAGGACATGAATGGAGCGACCGCACATGTCTACGTGCTGCGCGATCACAGCGTCTGCGTCCCGAGCGGACTTGAGGTTGCTGGATTTGTACCTTGTAACTGAGAATATGGTGCTGCCATTGGCAGCAGCATATCTGTCTTCTGTTACCTGTACTAAACATGTTCTATGATGTCGTCTATGTCCGCGTCCTCAAACTGTACCAGATCATCCTCCATATCCGCGTCTCCGGGTACGATATCGTTCTCCTTATTATACGTAGCAACCTGTTTCGAGAGTTCACCGAGTTCACCATACTTCCTGAGCAATTTAACGTGCTGGTCTGTATACTTATGTAGGATATCCGACTTCCCGCCCTCCTCCGGTCGGAGACTGCAGAGGACGACGCAGCCCGGGGACACGTACTCGCGGCGGCGCATACTTCCGCGCAACTTTCCAACCATCTCAATACCTTCATCCGTGAGAATGGCGAATCGACGGTCCCCAAGGGCCCTGAGCACGTGTGCGTAGTACTGGTCATCGTCTTTAAAGAGGAGTTCTTTGGACGCCGAAGACGATTGATAGGGTTTCTTCTTCTTTTGAGGCATCGTTGCTGTTACTGATATAAAAATGGAGCGGAATTCCTGCAAGGCTTACCTTGACGATCCGTGAGAACTCGAAGCATTCGACCCGGCCTGGTCGTTCGTGCACCATGTCGGGTCCATGATATTTCTGGAGAGGAGCGGGCCTGCCAGGGTAATGGGTGCCCACTGGAGGGCTTTCAGTGTGGCGTGGACGAACCCACAGTATGCCGAGTCTGCCCACCATACGCTCCAGAACGACGAATGACACGCCGAGATGTAGTGTTGGTTGAGGAGGTGGTGCAGAGTAAAGCAACTGACAGACACGAGTGCAATGTGCGTGACTGGGTACATGCGGCGAACTTACCACCCTCCTTGAAAAGAAATGCCGCCCATTTCGCGCAGATGTCTGCTTCTACTTCTTCTTCTGGCACTGCTTCTCCCCCAGTTCGGCGCCGTGGACCCATCCACACCCAGTGTCCTCCCAACCGTCCTCACACTTCCAGGTTCCATCCTTTTCGACTCGTCGCTTGAAACTGTATTCGGAGTCTGCACCCGAATTACATGCAGGTTCGGACGTGCCTGCAGCCTCTCCCGTGAGTGTATCGAGGAAGCCGCTATTCATGGCAACGCAAGCGACACCGGCAAGTCCAACACAAGCAACGCATGCCATGCTCACGCTCATCACCATGACCATCATCATTGACCCGGAATTCGACATTATCAATTGGTCAGTAGTATCAATTGGTCCTTACAAAGCGCTCGAAATTAAATGGTCGAGATGAACTCAAACCCGACTTCCTCACAGATCCGTTTCCAGACGGCATCGTGCTGTGCCAACTTGGTAGTCGATTTGAGGAGCGGGAAAAGGTGAAGGTAGGGTTCTCCCTCCTCACCAAGCAGTTGCAGCATCTTGTAGATGATGTAGTGGTATCGGAGGAAGTTGCGTCTCTCCTTGTCGGCCACTGCCGTGAAGGGGGTCTGGATCCTGATAAACATTTGAATGAGTTTATCCTCCAACTCTTGTGGGATGGTTATCCGCTGCTTGCCCTGGATGATGTTGAGGATATAGTTGTTGGCGTCGTAGAACTTTGGAAAGCCCAAACGTTTCAAGAATTCCCGGACGTGCTTGGGAGTGACATCCTCCAGGTTCATGCGGTGCTTTTTGATTTCCGAGCACACTGCAGCAATCACTTCATCCGGGATGGTTGTTTTTTGTTTGCCCTGGACGGACGCCAGCGTCTCGCAAAAGTGTGAGATGCGTTTGTAGGTGAACGTCTTCTTGTTTCCCCGCTCAACTTGTTCCGAGTAGGATAGGTTGCGCGTACTTCCTTCCATATACTGTTCGCATACTCCACACGCTGTACAGATCGCCATGCTCTGCGTCATGTCGAAAATGAATCTCCCACCGCAGTGTTCACAGGAGTCTTCGAGGCCGCTGGCGACGTTAACCGCGTTGAGCTTTGGCGTGGACTTCCGTTTATTGTTCTCCACCAGGCCCGGGTGGCACGCGCCCATCAGCTTATCCCGGGGCATGGAGAGGCGTCCCATAGCATCCTCATCCCCTTCAACCGTCGCGAGGTACTCGTCAAACACTTTCCCCGTTCCGTGATATGTTGAAATGTCTACGAAGTTGTCAACGGTTGCCGTGGAGGATCGACTGGGGTTGGATTGCCCTGCCTCCTGTCCCAGCACCTGCTCCTCTCCAACTTTGGTTCGCTGTTCCTCATATTGTTTAATATACGGAAGACTCTGTAGGATGTACTCGACCCCCTCGTCAAACTGTTTGGAGTCTGTTGGGAGTCTGCGAAGTTTCTTCGTCTTCTGGAGGACGCGTGACTCGAAGGTTGACATCTCATTAACCCATATTAACCCATATTCCCGGGTATAAACCCCTTAAGTCAAATGGATTTGGCGGTGTCGGGACAGATCAAATACAATCTATCATGGCTGCGAACATATTGAAAGTCACGTGGCTCGCAATCATTGCAGCGATCCTTTACTTGAGGATCCGAATAGTTCGGGTTTTTAGGTGGGCTCTGAACTTGCCCGAACCAACCATCCGCGTCACCCCATGGCGCGTTGTGAGGGTATACATCATTCGCGAGTCTGTACCCGAGGCGTACGAATGGGATTTCAAGAACATCACGGATTACGAGATCGACTACAGTCGGAAGGACTGGAAAGATTGCGTCCAGGAACTTGTACCAGCTCACTGGCCCGACTGGCGCCTGGAACTCCGGTGCCGCAAGGGGGCGCTGAAGAAGCGTATCGTGGTGCGGTCCGACGAGGAGATGCGCTTTCCACTGGAGTGTAAGGGGTCTCCGAGGAGGCGGACTATGGAGGGTCGCGGAATGCTTTTGGGGGCAATCCTGGCCACGCCCAGCGGGGAGTACCTGGATATCACGAACAGGGTGAAGAAGTACGTCATCAGCCCGGGGAGAGTCCTTCGACCACGGGACATCTTCCCGCTGGACGACGTTGTCTCTCTGTGCAAACATAACGAATACATCAGGATTCGGGTTCTGTATATCGACGGGACATCAAAGACAATCACGTGCCACTTTGACGACGAAACGGTTGATATTTCGAAATTTTTTTACTAAGTCAGTCTCATTCGATCGATAGGAGTTGCCTCGTGAGGTCCTCTCCCCATGTGAGAAGGTGTTCGACTGTAAAGTAGTACATGCTATCGCTCTGCGTGAAGAGTTCGATCTCTGCTTCGTAGATGTAGTCGTCGGCATCGCTGTACCGAGGGTCGTTCGTCTCTACCATGGTCAGATCGAATCGCCACACGTCAGCAAAGTTGAAGGACCGACGATCCTTGATTCTGTACATGGTATACGGGTTCTCAAGGTCTGGGTTGCCGTGTCGCTCGAGGCATGTCTGCAGCCTGATCCCTCCCCGAAGGTCCTTGGTGATGAGTTTTTTCTTATAGAGCGTCCGTTCGTTCTGCAGGGACCCGTCCTGGGCAATGTCGTGCACTACGCGCGCTTCCGTTCCGTTGAACTGCTCTCTTGTCTTTGTCCGGGGCATTTCCTCGAGCATGTGGCACTTGGAGAGCGTGTCAAGCAGTGCTAAGAATTTCGTCTTTGTTATTTTTCCAAGACGGAACTCGACTTCGATACTGTCCGCCCCCCAGGTCTCGAACCCGTTGAATATGGTTCGCTTCACGTCATCCATAGATGGTTCGGGGCCGCGTGCCCTTGGGGCCGCGAGGAAGGTTGTCATTGTCTGTAACTTGTCTAGACCAGGTGTCGACTCGCCTTAAGTTGATTTAGTTCATTTATACTTCCGGAGCGGTTTATTGGTGGCACTCCGACGCATGGCCCGCCGCCGCGTGATGCCTCTGAGCGCGGCATACCGCCGAGCCCACTCGGACTCGGAGACGTTCAACACAGTCTTACTTTTCCCAAGACGCGCATTGACAACGTTGTGCACCTTGACGATCCATGAAAAGACAGCCTGTCTGGCGGTCCCGAGCCGGGCCCCCTTCTTCTGGCGGAAGAGATTGGGCGTGAGTTTCAACGAGGGGTCAACTCGTCCAAGAATCATTTTTCTGTACTCCTTCCTGCAGGAACCACATGGAAGGATGAACTGTAGGTTGTGGAAGAACGTATAATAGTGGGTAACATCTCGAGAAGTTGGTCGGAGGGGATAATTCGCAGCCGCGAGGGTCATGGTGAGCCAGAGACCTGGCCCCCATAGTTCTGGGGCAAAGCCGTTCGGAGAGAGAAATCTGATTGTATCCATTAATAACGGTATGATTATTTTCTAGCACAGCTATACTCTCGCAGATAACACACGAATTCCCAGGTACAATGTCGTTCATCGTGAACAATGAACTCGTCATGTCGTTCAGGGAGTTTGCTTCCCAGCAACAGGTTCCCGGTGTCGCTATTGGTTTCTTGCTCGCCCAAACCACCCTTGATATTGCAAGGACGGGTGTCTCCGAGTTGATCCTACCACTCGTGACCGCGCTCCGCACCACCTCTGTGCCCTCGTTTGATCTGGAACTTCTCCTGCAGGCGGTCGTCACGTGGCTTATTACGATGATGGTCATCTTCATTGTCGTGAAGATCTTCAATCTCCAGACCCAGAAGGTGCCGGTCGTGGCTACGGTTTCCAACGCAAGGCTTTAGATGCTAAGATGGGGTGTCCCAGAAGACCATTCAATTGACAAAAAAAAGTAAGTAAGTGACCTGTTGATTCTCGATCACTTGCACCAGGCCTCTGGTGCGAGTATCAATAAATTCTCTAGTACATGTATATATCGTACAGATGCCAAGGACTCTCAAGCCGATTGAAAGGGCGATCCAAACCCTTGACGACGACGGAGTCGCGAGGATCGCACCAACGTTGACAAGACGGCAGTTGTCAGCAGCACTATTTGATACGATTGAGTTCCATTCCACTCGAGCAGCTCGTATGCTGCGGGAACGGGCGAGGACGCAATTTTACAACATTGTGACAACATTGCTCCAAGCGGGAGCATCACTAGACTACGAACGAATCTCGAAAGTTGAAAAGAAGAGGGTGACACCACGTCATTTCGTTGAATTTAAGTACCAACCTCCTTATAAGGTCGTATTAAGGTCGTCGTACTACAATGGCGGTGAGCGGGCGAAACTCGAGGGACTGTTCAGGCGGCACCACGATAATCCCAGGCGCATCGCTACTCGCAAGATTCTGAACGATCTGAACGTCCCGAACGATATCGCTCAAAAGATCCTTCACCTCTCCAAACTGACAAACCATAGCGAGTTCACAGGATCTGAAAGGAACATTGAAATGCGTAGAAATCGACGCTCGAATGACTATCGGTGAGCAATGAAGACCAATTTTAAATCGCAACCGTATTGGTTCCAGTTGGTGACTCCGACCGGTCCCGCTGCGTCATCGCCCGCGTCATCGCCCGCGTCATCGCCCGCGTCCTCGCCCGCGTCCTCGCCCGCGTCCTCGCCCACGTCCTCGAGCGGCGTTTCTGAACCTCCCATGCTTGACAATCACCCAGCCTCCACCATCATGGGTATCCTCGTCTCGTTCGAAGGTTCTCCAGACACAGAGGGGGCGACTCCGTCCGTCTTCAACGAGATCGGCCCAGGAAACACGCTTTACCGTCGGGATCCCTTTCTTTGGTTCGGGACTCTGTTCGTCTTCGATCATATCCGCCCAGGAGATACACTCTTTTGGTTCGGGACTCTGTTCGCTTACATGTGACATTCTCAATCCTATCCAATTGAGAATGGTTGTTGGGCTTAAGTCGATCAAGGTACATGGACGGGTTGGACGTTGACGGCATGGCCTTCTTGCAGCATGATCTCGGTCAGTGTCCGCAACTGCCCGCCTGTCAACTTGAAATCGCCCAAAATTCGCCCGTACTTACCTCGCTCTCCGCGGTACTCCCGACTCAGAAGGTACTGACGCGACCCGACGGGGAGGATCGACTCGACAAACTCCTTGGACGCAAGGCCAAACGTCTTCTCCTGTGGGTCCTTGGTCCTGGTCTCTGGCGCATCAATGCCAATGAGACGGACGCGTTGGTTTTTGAGCGTCACCTCGAATCCAAGGTCAATGTCAACATCAACAGTGTCCCCATCAACGACTCGGACAATGGTCACCCGGTACTCGTACATGCTTCAGTATGCGTGTATCATGGAAAAGATTTGCGGGTTTTTCCACGCCACGATTATATTGTGCCAAATCAAATCAAAATGAAGTCTGTAGACGAACGAATCAAGGAAGTGGCCAACATTCTCTACCAGTTGCGCGAGCATGGGATGGATGAGGACCCTGGCGCACTGCAACTACGTGATGATATGAACGAGTTTGTACGACACGGTGAGGAGAAGACCGGGACGTCAACGCTCGCTAATGGTCAAGAGATCTACTGGCACATGTCAAACTCCTTCATAAGTCACGTCCACGTGATGAAGCCGAAACCGAAACAGGACTAAATTCTCTTATTTGCAAAATGAGGCCCATAATACCACTTTGGAAGATTTGTCAAGTTCACTGCGCCAGGGACCCTATTCGGGTCCTTCCTGCGAGATCCCGAAAGTGGGGTCGGTGGGGACCTCGGCTTTGATGGGGACTTCTTCACGGGTGACCCCTTAACGGGTGACCCGTTCCGGTACCCGTTCTGTACACTGCGCCTATTGGCGAGACGATTCTTGAAGGCGCCCTTGTTCTTGGGCGTCAGTTTGGCAATCTCGTCTAGGAGCTGTCTCATCGGATTTGACCTGGGGAGATTTGCTTTGAGTCCCCCGAGCATCATGAGGAAGATGAGTTGTTTCGACTGGAAGCCGAGACCGTCAAACTGTTTCAGGATTGCGTCAACTTTCTGACTCTCTGTTCTAATTGGCATGTGGTTAAAGTTGATAATGAAAAAATTACGCATCAACCACGGCGTCGAGGACCAAACCATCCGGCAGGGGGGTGACGGATTCCCAATTCAAGTTGATGAACGCGCTCCATACCGCGAGACGCCAGTCCTGATCGTCCAGTGGAAGCTTGGCCAGGTCGCCGCTATGAACTAATACCTACATCCATATACTTATATATGGTTTGTACACTTTGGGTACAAATGTCGGGTTCGTTCTTAGGTA